ATATCAATTTTTCTTATATTATTTACTTGCTGCATCGTTGCACTAAACGCACCTGCTGCGGTAGCGATATCACTAGGTAATATACCATCAAGATATGACCCAAATCCTTCAGATAAAATCTGTAAATTAACCGGAACAATCGTATTAGCAGTAGTAGAATTATTAACAATTGTAGTTGAAGTGGTATTAGTATTGGCAGTAACATTAAATGCATCACCAGTGGTACTTGTTCCAGGATTTCCAAAAGAATAGCTACTAGAGCTTCCGTCAAGCAATGATAAGAAATTATTTACTGTTGTCATTATATGTCACTTATTACGTTTGTTATTGTTATCCACTATCTCTTCCACCAGAATCACCGCCACTAAAATTGCCGTTACCAGAATCACCAGCATTGCGCTGGCCAACCTCGTTTACTAGTTCTACTGGTGGTAGTGGTGGAATACTTGCTCCAATTACTGCTTTTATTGCAGGGGCAGTCAATGCAGGGGACACCGTTGTGACAGTATATATAGGATAATATGTTTTACTATTAGTTGGTCCCGGTACTGCATTGTAGATCGGCACGGTTAATGTTAAATAACTTTCAGGGAACATCTTCTTAACATTCAGTAAATCAGCTAATGTTACTAATCCAGCAGTGTTACAATTTAATGCTACTAATATTGTAGCTAAATCTATACCCGCAATTACTAAAAAGGCTGAATAAACTTTTTGCTGTTGATCTTTAGATACATTAGTATTATTTGCTATTTGATTTATCTCATCACTAGTCAATCCAGTAGACAATAATGCCACAACTAGTGAAGGGGTCAATGCATTATATTTTTTAAGAGTTGCTAATAGATTAGAAGGGTATCCAAATGTCCATATAGTAGACAAGTCTAATGCTTTACCTAGATTGATTAAATCTGTACCAAATACACTAGTTGACAAACTTATCCCAGTAACATCAGCAGTGATTAAATCATTCATGTTACTATATGTACCATCTAAAAACGTCAATGAATTATACATTGCTGTAATTGATTGGTTGGAATACTCAATAAATGATCCAGCACTAATGAATGATCCTACAAAGTCATTGTACATTCCAGAAAGTGCTAGTGTATTATTATAATTAAATTCAGAATATGCTTGTAGTGGAAATATTCTAATATATCCATAACTAGCATTTTGACCCGTATAAGATATATTATAACTTTCACTTTGAGAATAGTTAGGCGGGATACTATTACCCAGTGCAGGTATAGTTGAACTTCCCATAGATATAAGATTGTTATAAGTGGTTAAACTTAAATCACCTGCGTTGTATCTAACCCAGCCCTGTCGTATAGCGTTTGTTGCATTGTTTAATACTGTATTTGATATTATAGTACCGTAAGTGTAATTATTAGCACCAGTACTTGAACCAACAATATTAGCTGTGGGTTGATTAATCCAAAAGCCTTTGCCTTGGAGTAAACCACTCATTACATTAACGCCTAACGGGCTTTGTTTTCCTGTATTGCTCATGGTACAAATATATCAGGACTACCTTGAATGATACTATGTCCACAAGTGTTTCCTGACCCTATTCTTAATACAGGGTCACCCTCTGCGAATACTGTAGGGCTCCCTTGTGTTGTAGTGGGTGCAGCATGTGGCGGATGAGGGCGGCCCCACGGGGCATGAGGAGTAATACCGCTTACATGCAATCCAACGGGTATTCCATTAGCAAATACCGTGGCGGCGCCGCGAATAATTGTCCCGCCTGTTTGATTTGCATCACCCTTCCTACTCAATGCTGCCATCTTACCCCATTACAATTTTCTTATCTGGTAACTTAATACCAGTTGTTGCCTCAATATACTTATCTTTGATATTATCATCAGTGTTAGCATAAAACGCAATCGCACTAGTATTTAGCGTAACATTTCCTCGTGCCTCTGCGGTAAACATGCTGGGAATCATCTGCATTCCCTGTTGACTTGGTGCAATTGATACTGGATCTGTTACTATGATATTGTCACGAGTTATCTCAATAACTTTAGTGATTACTTCTTCACCACTATTCAACTTGATGGTATATATTTTTCCTGCTTCCATTAGACACTTTCTGTTAATTTTTTCTTGAGTTCCGTGAACCCACCCACAAGTTCTCCATCTAGGAAGATTTGTGGAACTGTACGAGCAGTTGGTACTGCTTCTAGTAATTCTTCTTTTGTATAACCGTCTCCGATTTTCTTTTCTTCAAACATTATCCCTTTGCTCTTTAGCAATGCTTTTGCTTGGTCACAATAAGGACAGTGGTACCTACTCCATAATACTGCTTTCATTTTTTCCTTTTATAAATTTGGTAATTGATCGTAATCAAGTTGTTCACTCATTACACCCAAAACGTAATTAGTGCTTTCAGTTTCTTGTAATGCTGATTGCTTCTTACTAGTATCAACGTGTTTAGTAAACCAGGGTATAGGAGTAGATTTTGGACTGTTTCCTTGATACTTAATACCAATCTCTTTCAATGCCCCTACTGCTGTATAATCAACAAAGTCTTTCAATACATTGGCATTCAATCCAATGACAGGACCTTTGTTAAACAAATAATCTGCCCAGGCTTTTTCTTCACGGATAACATCTGCATATAATGCATATACTTCACCTTCACATTGACCTTTAATATCAGCAAAGCGTTGGTCATCTTTGATTACTTGATTAATAATGTAGGCAGTCCAGCCTTTATGGAGAAGTTCATCTTGGAGAATTAAACTGATAATATTGCCATTACCAATAAAGATTTTGTTCTCAACCATTGCTAGACTAGTAGCAAATGATACCATAAAGCGGAATGCTTCCAAAGCGTATGAAGCATGTAAAGCCATCCAAATTGCTCTTACATGCTCAATTTCTTCTACGGGTTGACCTAACGCTTTTGCACAGTTGATCCTGTGTAGGTCTTCATAATACTTGCCAACACTACTGGCCATGTCAATAATTTCTTGTGTATCATGTATAGTGTTGAATACTTCTTTAGGCACATTATAAATGTTACGGATAATGTGACTATAACTCTTACTATGAATATTAGTTTCAAAGAAGGTCCAATTGTATATCAATGCTTCTAATTCAGGTAAGCTGACTACCGGCATGAATACTTGACTTGGTGCTCGTCCTTGTAAACTATCTAATGCTGTTTGTCTTAACAAGTTACTAGTGAAGATATGTTTAACTGCATCACTAGCATCTTTGAAGTCGTTGGCATCTTTTGTTAAACTGATTTCTTCTGGTTGCCAAAAGAATCCTCTTGCTGTTTCTTCAAATTTAGCGATCTTTGGATACTTTACTTCCTCAAATCGTTGAATAGTAACTGGACCAGCTGGGTCTAGAAACATCTTACGATTAAGATAGTCGGTCTTTGTTGTTAAGTTGTATTGTTGTTTTGACATTTATTACCCTTTAATCTGTTCTCGTTTTTCACGATATTCTTGATATAGTTCAATTTCTTTCATGTTGACTAAGTGTCCTGCAGCAGTAATATGATTTTTCAACATACCCTCACTGAGCCATTGCAATCTTTGTTTGAATTCTTCCAAATTTGCACATTTCATATACTCATATGAATTCATGAGTTCTTTTCTTAGTGCTGCTAATTTTTGTTGTTTGCTCATAATTTACACGCCTCACATTCAGCTTCATCATCAAAGTCAATTGGTTCTAACATTGTTGGTGCTATCTCAGCATCAGCTTTACTACCTTGTTTGTTAATCAAACTATAATAGAAAGTTTTTAGGCCCCAATAGTGACTTTGCATCAAGTTTTTTGCTATCAATGTAGTTGGAACTTTACGATCTGCATAGTGTGCAGGATTATAAAATGTATTTGTACTGATACTTTGATCTACGTAAGCTGCCAATACTGCCGCAGTCTTTAAGTAACCATCGCAATCCTTTTGTTCCCACATCAATTGATATTTGTGCTTTAGTTTATGATATTCTGGAACAACTTGAGTAAAACTTCCTGCTTTAGATTCTTTTACTGATATCAAACTCATAGGCAGTTCAATGCCGTTAGTGCTATTGATAACTACGCTGCTTGATTCTACTGGAGCGATAGCCATTTGTGTAGCATTACGGACACCGTGTTCTTTCATCTGTGTACGTAGTGTTTCCCAATCTAATTCTGGTGTAAAGTCTGCTAGTTCATTAACACCCGTGGCACGTAGTTCCCACGGAAAGATACCTTGACCATACCGCGTATGTTCGCTATGCAAGCAAGGGCCACGTTCTTTGGCTAACTCTACAGTTGCTTCAGTTAAGTAGAAGGATAAGTGTTCTATCCACGTTTTAACTTCAGCCAGTGCGTCTTTTTCTCCGTACTTGAGACTGCGCTTGGCGTGCCAGTATGCAAGATTAGTGACTCCAATTCCAAGAGGTCTAATTTCATCGTTTGATAGTTTAGATTGAATAGATAGAAAGTCTTGATAGTCAAGAATGTTATTGAGGCTACGATGTAGTATGCGGCAAGCACGGCGCATGTCTTCTGGGTTACGGAACGCACCCCAATTTATGCTTCCAAGTGTGCATAAACTTATCCTCCCGGCTTCGTCGTCCAATCGCTTAAATGACTTATTTGGTAAAATAACCTCAGCACAAAGATTGGATTGATAAATTGGGTGTACTTTGGGATCAAACGGTCCTTGATTTTGTACATTATCAGTGTACATCAAATAGATGCGACCGGTGTCGGTACGTTCTTTTAAGATGCCGCCTTTAAAAACTTCTTCGGCAGAAATTATTTTCTTACGCAAGTCTTTGCGTGTTTCGTATTTTACATAGAGTTCTTCAAAGAGTGAAATATCACTGTAAAATGCTTCATATAAGTCAGGGACTTCATTGGGATCAAAAAATGTAATGTTTTCTTTATTTTTAAATCTTCTCCAGAAGAAAGCACTTAATACTACAGCATAGTCTAGGTGTCTGACACGGGTTTCTTCTGTTCCTTGATTATTCTTCAACACAATAAGATCATCAAACTGGTAATGCCAGATTGGAAAATACACAGTACATGAGGCGTTGCGGATCCCACCCTGCGAACATGACCGCAAATCTCCGAACCACTTCTTTAAGAATGGTATCATTCCAGTATGCATGATTTCGCCACCGCGAATGGGACTACCAAGTGGTCGTAAACGTCCAATCTCTAGTCCAATGCCAGCACGTTTGCTGGCATACTTGGCCATCATTTCACCAGAAGCAAAAATACTATCCAGGTCATCGTCACTCCGAATAAGTACGCACGAACTGAATTGCTTAGTAGGGGTACCGAGACCAGCGAGGACAGGAGTAGCAAGGGTAAAAAGTCCGTCAGATGCTGCATTGTAGTATTCCTTTATATAGCGCATTCTAGCATTGTTCGGTTCTTCACTGTGAAATACAGTAGCGGCCGCGACCATATATCTAATTTGTGGTGTTTCGTAGATTTCTTTTGTGCTACGATTCTTTACTAGATACTTTTCAATAAGTTGCTCAATGGCGGCATAACTATAAGTTTCATCCTTAGAATGATCTAACATATCATTCATCTTATTCCAATCTTCTTCAGTATACCATTCTAGTAATTCTTTTGTGTATAGTCCCGTAGCTACATTCTTTTTAACAATTTCGTACAACGGAGGTACCGCATAAGTGCCATATACATCCTTACGCAGCATACTCATACGCTGTTTCCCTGCTACATATTGATAGTTAGTGTGCCCAACATCTGAATTTGATTCAACGTCAATCAAATCAACGATTGCTCGTAGTGTTATATTATCTATTTGACTAGTAGTAATGCCATCATAGAAGTGTAATTGTGACTTAATCTCAATCATACTTGGGCTTACATCTGCTATTCCGTTACATACTGTTGCTACTTGTGCTTGCCATTTCTCCAACATCAATGGTTCTTTTTTACCATTACGTTTTACTACATTAATAATCATTCTTCACCTATTATAGTTTTTTATTTATTTTGGTCATGTCTATATGACTAGTCACTTTGAAATTGTTTAGACTATTACTTATGACCGTGTTAGGGTGGTAATTACATATATATTTTGCGCTATTAACCATGACTAGAGAGTATTCTTCACTATTATCGTCTATTGCGATACAAAAGTCAATGTCGTTGATACCCACTAGATGTAGAGTATATACCATGCCCAGTCCCCTAGCGATTTGACAGTAGTTATTTTCTACTAGTAATTCCCAAGGTCCGGGCCAGTTATCTATATCAGTTGGGTGAAGATAATGGTTTAATAGTGGTGCAAATTGCCACCATTTGTCTATTGCTAGACAAATAGTGTTAACGTCTTTATCTTCAAGTGATTTTCTTAAGTCGTACCAACTCTTAAGTCTGGCTTCGTAGTTTAATTGAAAAACATTAGTCACATACTACTACTTATCGTTGTTTTAGACTACTATTTCTTTCCACGATACAGTTTCTTCATCCCAATTATAGAGCTTATCGTCAGTTGGTCTTGGAGTTGGTGCTTCCCATTGACAAGTATCTTCATTTAATAGCCAGCTATTAAATGGCTGCGGGGCGATAAAAGCATCACGTACACTATCATACGTGAAACCTATGCCTGCATAGTTTTTTCGTAGTGGTGTTCCACCCAATGTATGTTGCCCACCATACGTATTATAGCTTGTTTGTACCCAAGAAGCTGGGTCTCCCCATAATCCAGAAGCAAGAACGTCTTGTTCTATAACAATTACTTGGGTAACTATTCCGTTTTCTACTTTTGCAAAATGACTCATGATGTATTCCTTTTATGTATTTATATTTATTTTTAATTAAATTATTTTAATTAAAAAGTTATTGAACCTGAACTGGTCCATTGATATACTCTATATCCACCTGCTACTGTAATAGTTGGCGATCCTGTTGTTGCTGTTGCAGCAGCAGATGTATCTGCGTAACGAATAATTACTATGCCTGAACCACCTGCTGAACCATTACTATTAGTGTTTCCAGCACCTCCGCCTCCACCGCCAGTATTAGCTGTTCCTGCGATTGAACCACTTCCCTGTAATCCGCCTCGACCACCTCCACCTGAACCACCAGTGGCATATGTAGCACCATCGGGATTATTATAGTTTCCACCACCTCCGCCGCCAGCATAATAAGTTGATGAACCTGATATAGATGATGCTAACCCAATTCCGCCATTGCCGCCAGGACCGCCTGTTGTTCCAGTGCTACCAACTGCTCCTGCTCCACCACCTCCACCACCAGGATAACTTGATGTAACAGTACCGGCTCCGCCACCATTGTTTCCTTGCGACGGGCTTGTAGATGGGGTGTTTCCCGCACCGCCACCAACAGTAGCGTAGCCGCCGCCGCCGCCAGATCCTCCTGCTGCTCCAGCAGAGGAATTATTTCTTGCACCACGACCACCACCTGTTGAGGTAATAGTGCTAAAAACAGAGTCTGTTCCATTACTTCCAGCTGCAGCTCCTACTCCACCTGCACCTCCAGTACCAACTGTTACTGTAATTTCACTCTCAGCGGAAACTGCAAAGCCAGTATCAGTTCTATATCCGCCTGCACCGCCGCCACCGTAATCACTACCGCCGCCGCCACCGGCAACTACTAGATATTCTACTGTCGATGTTACCGGCAGTGCTGGCCAGGTGATTGAACCACTAGTAGTCCAAGTATATATTATATATCCACCAGTGGTAGTGACAGTTGGACTACCAGTAGTGCTTGATGCTTCTGCATATGTATCTGCATACCTAATAATTACAATCCCTGAACCACCATTGCCGCTGTTGGCAGATGATGATGTTCCGCTATATCCGCCGCCGCCACCGCCACCACCTGTATTAGCCGTTGCATTAGCTGGTTTTGTACTTGTTGAAGTTCCGGCAGCTCCGCCTCCGGCACCTCCCGAACCTACGCTTCCTCCAAAACTTCCCCCGCCGCCGCCGCCAGCGTAAGTTACAGAAGAACCAGAGATTGATGATGCTGTACCAGCACCACCGTTCCCGGGAACATTGCTGTTTGTTCCTGCCCCGCCGCCTGTACTTGCACCACCTCCACCACCTCCACAAAAATCTCCACTTGATCCTGCCCCGCCGTTATTTCCCTGACCTGATGTACCGGCACCTGCAGTTCCTGCTTGTCTTGCACCACCGCCGCCAGAACCTCCCCCTACCCCGTTTATTGACGCACTGGCACCACCTTTGCCGCCACCAGTTGATGTTATAGACGAAAAACTAGAATTTGTACCAGAAGCCCAAGATGTACCTCCGCCACCAACTGAAACTGTAATTGGTGTGTCACTAGTAACTGCAAATTCAGATGCGGTTTTAAATCCACCAGCACCTCCACCGCCGCCGTTATCATAACCACCACTACCACCACCAGCAACTACTAGATATTCAACTGTAGGGGGTGCAATCAGGACTTCATCGGTTAAATCCACCCCAACTTCAATAGTCAATCCTTCTATAATCATTTTTATTTCTTCTTTAAAAAGTTATTGAACCTGAACTGGTGAATTCATATGTTCTATATCCACCTGCTACTGTAATAGTTGGGCTACCAGTTGTACTTGTTGCTTCTGCATATGTATCTGCATATCTAATGATTACAATACCGGATCCACCTGCGCCGCCGCCGCCTGAGGTGGTACCAACACGTCCAGAGCCGCCGCCGCCTGTATTTGTTGTCCCTGGAACTGCTGAACCCGTTCCGCCGCCACCCAATCCGCCTGCTGCGCCCCAACCACTACCACCACCGCCTGCATAGTAAGTACTTGACCCTTCCGGCCAGACTTTACCTATTCCACCTATACCAGTATTAGAACTGCCACCAACTGCCCCTGCGCCGCCGCCGCCTGCAGTCCCGTTATCCGGAGTTCCACCTGCACTACCAAATCCACCAGACGCGGAAGTTGGTTGTTCTGCTGCGCCGCCGGGTCTATCACTGAATCCAACGCCACCGCCACCTGATCCTCCTGCACCACCGGCACCTGAGCTAGTATTAGTAGTAGCTCCAAATCCACCAAATCCACCACCAATTGCTGTAATGGTAGTGAAATTAGTTCCGGTTATTGAACTATTAGAACCTTTGGTATAGGATCCACCGCCTCCACCAACGGTAACAGTAATTATTGGTGTTGAGGTTACCCCAACTGTATTATACACTAGGCCGCCCCCACCGCCTCCTGCACCAGCGTTTGACGATCCACCATTAGAATATCCGCCACCACCACCACCAGCTACTACTAGATATTCTACTGTAGATGTTACCGGCAGTGCCGGTACGAATGATACACCCGGTCCCACATTTATTCCTGAAGTTATAAGCATCTACTTTATCCTTAAAAAGTTATTGAACCTGAACTAGTGAATTTATATATTCTATATCCACCTGCTTCTGTAATAGTTGGTGAACCAGTTGTACTTGATGCTACTGCGTATGTCTCTAGATAACGAATAATTACGATACCGGAACCACCATTGGCACCTGTTCCACCACCACCACCACCGGTATTAACTGTGCCTGCACTACCAGCACCTCCACTGTATCCGCCCGCGCCACCACCACCAACTCCCCCATCTCCTGCATGTGTATAATAAGGAGCACCGGGGACATAGCCTATCCACGTTCCTCCTCCACCGCCACCTGCATAAGCAACCGATGAGCCAGTAATAGATGAATATAATCCTGCCCCACCGTTTCCTTTAGTTCCATTAGGTGTATCAATTCCGGTTGATGCTACAGTACCTATTCCGTCGCCGGATCCAGCATATCCACCGGCGCCGGCTCCGCCGCCGCCGCCTCCGGATCCGTATGATACCGAAGAATATCTACCAGAGGTTCCTCCATTATTACCTTGACCCACAGTTCCGGTACCAGCAGTTGAACCATTATAAAGCGTAGCACCTCCACCTGAACCACCGTTACCAGTGCCAGTGCCGCCACCAACAGAAGTGACAGTAGTAAAGATACCATCAGATAATTGAGAATTTGTTCCTGCCGAGCCGACTCCACCAGCTCCAACTGACACTGTTATAGCAGAACTTACAGTAACACTTAATCCAGTTGCAGTTCTATAGCCACCAGCACCACCGCCGCCGCCGACGCCGGTGCCACCAGCACCACCGCCAGCAACTACTAAGTATTCAATTGTAGGAGGCGGAACTGGGGGAGCCTGTACATATACACCTGCACCAATATATAATCCTGAAGTTATAAACATATGATTTATCCTTAGTAAGTGAGTGTACCTGAACCGGTAAATGTATATATTCTATATCCACCGGCTGTAGTAATTGTTGGACTACCGGTTGTAGATGAAGCTAAGGGAAATGTGTCTAGATAACGAATAATTACGATACCTGAACCACCGGCCCCACCGGTGCTAGAATACACGCCGCCTGCACCGCCACCGCCGGTATTTGCAGTGCCGTTGATACTTGGTCCATAACCACTGCCACTACCGCCTCCGCCCAACCCACCTGCAGAATATTTTGTACCACCGCCACCGGCATAATAAGTAGAGATACCGCTGATATCATACTCCTTGCCAACGCCGCCGTTCCCTGTATAAGTGCCACCGGCTGCACCTGCACCACCGCCAGCACCCATGTAATAGGCAGCTGCATTTCCACCATCATTACCAAAACCACCCCATACGCTAGCGGGTTGTAGTCCTGTACCCGGGAGACCAAAACCGCTACCGCCACCTTGTGTGCCGGCACCTCCACCCGAGCCTCCACTGGCTGCTGTAGCAGTCCCGACTGATCCCATGCCACCACCTAGTGCGGTAAGGTTTAAAGAACTGCTGGCTATTGTGGTGTTTGCCCCACTTGACGATTCTGCTGCTCCACCTGCTCCAATTGTAATAGTTATTGGTGTTCCAAACACAGTTGTATAGCTACCCGAAACTAGTCCTCCGGCACCACCTCCACCACCACCGGCGGTTCCTCCACCAACTCCGGCTCCGCCACCGGCAACTACTAGATATTCAACTGGAATGGGAGGACGGTTGAATGTTAAACCTGAACCAACATATATTCCCGAAGCTATAATCATTTACTTCATCCTTAAAACGTAATTGAACCTGAACTGGTCCATTTATACACTCTATATCCACCTGCTACTGTAATAGTTGGCGATCCAGTCGTACTTGATGCTTCTGCGGTACTATCGGCATAGCGAATAATTACTATACCAGAACCACCTGCA